TTAGGTTACCATCTAAAGGTGCGAAATATCACATAGAGGCAAACCTTAAAAGAAATAGAGAAGCCTTCTTTTATAACAAAGCCCTATCAGACCTATTAAAAGAAGGAGGAAGATGAAAATATTAAAAATATTATTTTGGATTAACTTAGGTATATTGCTAAACGCTTTTGTTAATTTTCCATTAGTAAGAATAACTTGGAGGTAACCCCTATGACATACTTCGCAACATTTACTCTAGGATATATAGTAGGAGTAATATTTACTTTACATTTTAAAAAATAAAGGAGGTAAAATGAATAATCTAATAGTAGCTGCTTACGCAGTAGCAATCCTAGTCATCATGGCATGGCTAACAACAACGGGGATGTTATGAAATGAGGTTGTGATATAATACGGGCTATAATGCCTAAGCAATCAAAGCCTACGAGTGATAAACAGATTACCACAAAAAGTGATATTAAGAAGAAACGATTGATTCAGCTTTGGAAAGACACGAGAGGCCATGTTAGCGATATGTGTTCAGCAGCTAATGTTACTCGCAAAACATTCTATAAGTGGCTAAAGGTAGATAAGGAATTTAACCAAGATATACAGGATGCAGAATGGGGACTACACGATGAGGTAAGAGATGCCCTAATTCAGAAGATAGCAGATGGTAGTAGTAGTGATATACAATTCTATTTAAAGAAACGACACCCACAGTTTAAGGATAAGAAGATTAAGGCAGCTAGGTTTGACATGAAACAAATGAAGGTAGAGTTCATTGACTATGAAGGTTAAACTATTTAAATGGCAGAAAGAAGTAAACAACGATAAACACAGATTTAGAGTGATTTGTGCTGGTAGAAGGGCTGGAAAGTCAGTTTTAAGCAGAATGATCGTTCTTAGATGGGCTGTAAGCGAGGTTGGGGACTATTGGATAGTAAGCCCTACCTATAAACAGGCAGAAATGATCCATTGGGCTGAGATACAGAAGGAAATACCTCGAGAGTGGATAAAGAAGATAGTTGGTAGACCACACCTAACTGTTGAATTGATGAATGGTTCAACGATAGTATTGAAGGGAGCAGAGAATCCAGATACATTAAGAGGAGTTAAGATAAGAGGATTAGTCATAGATGAGATAGCTAGTATTAGGAACTGGGACTGGTTGTGGTTAGAAGTATTACGCCCAACACTAGCAGACTACGAAGCCCCTGCTATATTTATTTCAACACCTAAAGGGTATAATCACTTCTACGATCTATTTCAACAAGGCCAAGTAGAAGGCCAATACAAATCATGGAGGTTTACATCTTATGACAACCCTAACGAAGCTATTCAAAGAGAAGCTAACCAAGCTAAGAAGGAACTCACTGAAGATACGTTTGCCCAAGAGTGGATGGCAGACTTCAGGAAGTACACAGGACTTGTCTTCAAAGAGTTCGACAGGAAGTACCACGTTATTAAACCATTCGACATCCCTAAAGAGTGGGAAGCTTATCGTGGAATGGACTTTGGCAGTACCAACCCGACTGTCTGTGTCTTCATCGCCGTTGACGGTGACTCGAACTGGTTTATTTACGATGAGCACTACGAAGCGGGTAAGACGATTGATTACCACGCTGGAGTTATCAATGCCAAGTCCAAAGACAAATCATTTAGGACATTTGGTGATCCTTCAGGCACTCAATGGATTACTGAGTTCAATCAAAGGGGAATCTACATTACGCCAGCTAATAAAGAAACGGGTACGAACATAAACTCATGGGTTAGGTTTGGCATAGAGAAGGTAGCAGAGAAGCTAAAGAGAACATTAGGTCACACTGTAGAGAACGTACCAGCTAACAAGAAAGGTCTAGCCAAGGTATTCGTCTTTGATAACTGTGTTAACACTATCAGAGAGTTTGAGACGTATAGGTGGAAGGAAAAGAGTGTCACTCAAGCTCAAGACTTAAACGAACCTGATGTGCCTGATAAAGCTAACGATCATAGCATGGATGCTATACGTTACTTTGCTGTCTCTTATACAAAGAAGACAGAGCCAGTCTACCAAGTAAAGAAGAACTGGGCGATAGCATGAGAGATACCCTACTGTCTGTTAGCGTGTTAAGCCAAGTAACAGGCAACTGGTCTAAGTGGGGTGGAAGAAGGATAAGTTTAATCTCTTTAGTAGCAAAGGATGAGTGGTATTGCCAAAACTGTGGTAAAATGCAGACAAAGAATATGCCATCGTATATGCTACCGATAGATTTGACTAACCGAGACTTTGCTAAAGTATGTACTATGTGCAAGAAGAAGTTCTTATTATTAAAGCTTACAGTTTTCTTTGAATTGAAAAGCCCTATCGAAGTATGATTATAATACCATATGGCAAAATCTAAGAAATCAGTAATTCCTATAGACCCAGTAGATGACGTGCTTGAGGCTTGTCTATCTCACTATAGGGCATGGACTGATGACAATGAGATAAGAAAGACTCGTAAGAGTGGTTGGGATGATATAACTGATGCCTACTATGGCAGACTACCTAGCGATTGGCCTTTCACTTCACAGACAGTAGACCCTCGTATTAGAACATCTATTATCGAGAAGAACGCTAGATTGGTGAATGGTAAGTTAAGGGGTAGAGTAGTACCAAGAGAGGGTGGAGATGTAATCAAAGCTAGAATCCAGAACGCACTCATAGAGTTTCAATGGGATAGTGCTAATGATGGTGGCTCAATGTTAACTAAGATAGGTATTTGTGATATAGATACACGCTTGTATCAATCTAAGTTTGCCTTGAGTAAGTGGAGACAACGATATGATGACGATGGTAAGGTAAACTTCTGTGGTAATGAGCTATATCCTCTAGATATTAGAGACTGTGGTATGGATTACTCAGCTAATCACATTAGAGATGCTAAGTGGTTTCAATACAGGACTTGGGAGTACATAGAAGACTTAGAGGAACAGAAGGATGTTAATGGTAAGTCACTCTACAAGGGATTAGGAACGATTAAAGGACAAATGTTAGAGAGTCTCAAGCCAAGTGTAAGGAAGAATGTATACACTTCAAGGGTTAAGACACTTAGAGGACTAGAAGATAGGATTGGTACAGATAAAGCCTTCCCTGTGTTAATGGTGGTACACGAGTTAAGAGAAGACAAGTGGATAGACTTTTGTCCTGAATACACTACGATCATCAGAGAAACCAAGAACCCATACAAGCACAAGAAGATCCCAGTATCACAACTACGCTACTACCCACTACAAGATGATCCACTAGGTGAGAGTGAAGTAGAGGGTGTTATTCCTCTATGGAAAGCTATTCAAGCTACAGTCTGTGGATTCATGGACGAAGTGGTACTAAAGATTAGACCACCACTCAAGATACTAGAAGGACAGGCAAGAATAGAGACTATCCAATACGCCCCAGAAGCACAATGGTTAATGACTAGCCCAGATGCAGTAACAGAGATGCAATCATCAGGTGATTCGATTAGGTACTTTCAAACCTCCTACGGGGCTTTAGTATCAGCCTTCAATACTGCGATGGGAATGATGTCACAAGGAACTGGTGGGGTAGACCCATTCGATCCTGAGAAGACTGCAACAGAGGTAAGAGCTTCAATGCAACAACAGAACAGTAGAGATCAGAAGAACCAGAACGACCTAGCAGAGTTTATTAAAGACTTTGTGATGATGTGGGTAAGTAACAACGAACAGTTCCTATTTCAAGACCCAAGTAAGAAAGAGTTTATCTTGGAGATAGTAGGTAATGACAACTTTGAATACTTCAAGCGTGCAGGACTAGATGAGATGATTCTACCTAATGCTGCTACTCAGATGATTGGTGATATTATCCAAGAAGATCCAAATATATCCGAAGCTGCATTACAGGAGATGGCAGATGCAGGCAAGCTACCTAAGTTCCCAGTAGTAGAGAATCCTAATGAGAAAGACTCAAGCAAGATGAAGGTTAAGCCTAAGATGCAGATGAATGAGATGGAAGATGGAGCAACACTATACATCACACCAGAAGACCTAGAAGGTACATTCGATTACGTACCAGATACTAAGAGTATGGCTATTGGATCAGATATACAGCTATCCCAAGCCAGGAACGATGCGGTAGAACTTGTGGTAAACAACGCTAATGTGGTACAATTGCTTGCTGCAGAAGGATATAAGATTAAATTAAAAGACCTTCTAATCGCAAACTATGAAGACAAAGGTTTCAGAGACGCGGAAAAATACTTTGAAAAAGTCCAAGAACCAAGAATTGGAGAAGAAGGTGGCCCGAATGGAGGCCCTAGCCCGACTGGCCCGCAACAAGGATTACCAGGAGGCCCTCAAGCCAATCCTGCAGGAGGCCCAGCTCAACCAGTGGCTAGACCCCGATCAGCTGGACAAGGAGGGCAAGCCCCTTTTCCACAACCTAAGGCAGTTTCATAAAGCATATACAGAGTTACTAGGTAGAGCCCGAGCATACAAAGAGATGATGACGATGATTGATTACTCACAGGATGTATTAGATAACCTCGTTAAACAGAAAACAACCAAAAAGAAGTATGAGTTTTAATAAATCCTTCTTTACACAGTTCAATAGGAGTCTTAGGACTGAGATGAAGAAGCATAAGGCTTTCGGAGCATACAAGAAGGTTAAGTTTAAGAGATGTAATCATAAGAAGGCAGTTATAACCAATGGAGAGTTAAGGTGTCCAGACTGTGGTGCAGCCTGGAGTGGTCCAAGACTAATTGAATTATATAAAAAACTAGGAGGCAAGTATGGCAAAGATAAAAGACAGGGTAAGTAAGCTACCCCCATTCACAGAGGACTTACCAAAAGAGATTCAAGACGTTTTACCTAAAGATGAAGTAAAGGAAGAACCTGAAGTTGATATAAAGGAAATGGCAAATTCAACAACTGAGATGGTAGAGAAGTTAAAGGAAAAAGTAGCAGAGCCTAAAGTAGAGGGAGCTGAGACTAAGGAAGAACCAAAGACTGATGAGAAGAAAGATAGAACTAAGAAACAGTTCAAGAAGCTTACTAAGTCTAGTAAGAAGCTAAAGAAAGAGAACGACAAGCTAAAGGATGAAGCTCGTAGGTTCTCTAAGGAAGGCCCAGTAGCTAGTTTAATGCCTGATGTACCAGATACACCAAAAGCTCCTAAGTTTAACTGGGACAAGATGTTAACTAAGACACCACCTCCCGCTCAACAATTTTCTAACCTATCTCAAAAAGAGGTTAAGGATGTAATGGCTAACATAACTGATGAGGATGGCTATGTTAATACTGATCTGTTAAAGGATGAGTTAAACAAAGCTAACAGTGTAGCTCAACAAGCCCAACGATCAGCTCAAATGGCTATGGAAGAAGCTAAGAAAAGCAAGAGACAGTTTGATGATTTCCAAAGAACTGAGATTGCTAGGAAGGTACACAAAGACTTTCCAGAGTTAGACCCAGATAACAGTGACGTAGAATTTAATGCTCCATATTGGGAGGCTGTTAGGAATCAAGTCCTAGCCAACCTAACCAGTGGTAAGCAAGAAGGCTTCTATGATGCTGCTGAGAAATTAAAATCGAGGTATGCTATGAAGAAAGCAGAAAAGAAAGAAGTAAAAGAACAACAAGACAGTATCAGACAGATTAATGCCTCTGGTACTAAAGCTAAAGCACAGACAAGAACACCTTTTGGAGAGAAGGATACCCTAGTCAAAGCCACAAGGGCTGGCGAGAAGGGTGCTTTAGGAGAACGCCTTAAAAGAGCTGGTCTTTAGTTGATAACCTCTACACACTTCGGTTATCATTTCCCTATATAGCGAGTGATGCTCCCTCGTTAAAGCGAGCATAATTTCTAATCTATATCTGTCTTTTTAGACTGAGAGCGAGGTGAATATATATTATGGCTTTTGGAAAACATACATATCACTCAGCTAACGAGCTGAGGGAATCACTGTTGGACATTATTAAGGATATTTCCCCAAACGAAGATAATTATTTTACTTCTAACTTAGGGAAAGGTGCTCCTGCTATTCAAACGAATCATGAGTGGAATTTATTCCATGAATCTCGTGCTTCATCTGTTGATGGAGAAATTGAAGGTGCAGAAACCGCATATCCTGATTTGCAAGCTGAGACAAGATCAAACAACTACACTGTTATCTTAGACGCTCCTATCAAACTATCAAGAACTCGTGCCTCTATCGCTAATGTAACTGGCGAAGATGCTGTGAGTGTTGAAAAAGAGAGGGCTTTGAGGAGACTCAAATCCGAAATGGAGTACGCTACTGTTAATGGTACGTCAGCTGTTGGATCTTCAGGTGTCGCAAGAGGAATGGCAGGTATAGAAATGGTTATTTCTACCAACGTCACTGCTCGAGCTTCTGGTCAATCCTTTACGGAACAAGAAGTTAATGACATTACTCAAGATTCCTATGACGAAGTTGGTGGCAACTACATCATGGATTTACTTGCTTGTCCTATGGTAATCAAACGAAGAATCGCAACAATGGGAACTAACATCACCAGAAATGTTGATGCTACTACTAAACGTCTAACCACTGAGGTTAGAGTGTTCGATACTGAAGTTGGCCCAACCATCAAGATTATTGCTCATAAAGACTTGCGTACTACTGCAGGATCACTCGTGGTTCTAGGTTTACGAGAGAGCTTATTTGAACAATCATATCTAATTGACTCTGGAGAACCTCATTGGGAGGACAGAGCCAAGACTGGTGACTGGGAAGGCGGAGTTTATATTACTGAGTTTACGCTGGTTTCTTACAATGAGAAGGCATCCGTTAAACGAACTGGATATAACAGTGCATTATAAAAATTGAAGTTGATGGTACTTTATAAATCACCCATCCGTTTAGCCCCACGATACGGGGCTACTTTTGTGTGGTATAATACGTTTCATGCCTATTCCTAAAGATATACTAAAAGAATACGAGGTTGTTTCAGGAGAAGCGGTATCAGTAAGTAAGGCTTTATCAGTTATGTGGGATAGATTAGGTAAGCCCCCAACGCCATTAACTAAAAAGGGAGCTAAGCTAATGGATATTCTTATCGCAACGTGGCGTGATTTATTCCCTAAAGACTCAGAGGATTGGCTAGAGATGAGAGAGGAACACTTAAAGATGGAGAAGACAATCAAACAACAGGTTAAAGAGCAAACAGGTAGGAATCTAGCCTCATACCCTATGTATATATATCAGATGATGAAGAAGCTATTCCCTGAATTTGATCCTGTAAAGAAGAAGAACTGTCA